CTGCCCCTGCCTCTGCCCGGCGAGATGGGGCGGGCCTCGCACAGACGTTCAGCCAGACTTTTCAATTTTGTCTGTTTTTCGACCATCATCCCTAAGCGTAAAATTTATACTACGGTTTACACTGCATGACAATTAGTTATAAAATATCCTGATTCACCGTTTTTTGTGTCCTTTTTTACGGGATTCGCCAGGTATAGCTTTGAAGAAAATATTTTGCATGGCTGAGACGATCCGACGTAACGTAGCACTCAGGGAATATGATATAAAGGAGACTCCTTCCGGGAGACAGATGGTATTTTCCATAAAGTTTCTGAAGAAAAGTGGTGAGGTTGTCTTCCTTCCCAGGGCTGTTGCAAGCGGATTACCATATAATATGAAGGAGAATCGTGCCCGCGGGGTCATTGCTATTGATCAAAAAGGCGATAAGATAGGCCATGTATATCCTGTTAACATAGATCTGATGCTGGAATGGAATGGTAAACAAATAATTATGTAATGGAAACAATATACGACAAGTCCGGAATCCCTTTATTTGCTTACGGATCTGCTGCATATATCCGAACAACTGGAATTGCAGCTGCTGCTAATTTAAAAACTCCTGCAGGACTAAATCCGATAAAGCCATTATTACTTGGAGTCGGTATTGATAATTACCAGGTCTCTCCCTGGGGAACGAGTAATAATTTTCCTGCGACGGCTGATGCTATTATTGGTAAGATCGGAGTGCTTAATACCGGTCTCAAGTATATTGCGAATGTTATTCTTGGTCAGGGGATCTTTCCCTGCAGAGTTAAAGGATATGATGATAAGGGTAACGAGGTTCTCGAGGTAATAAGTAACCCGGAGATCATAAAGTTCTGCTCCTCGAGGATGGTCCGGAAATATATGGAGAAGGCTCTGAGGGATTTTCTAAAGTTCGGAGCTGCTTTCGTGGAGCTTATCCCTAACGCATCAGGGAATCAGATTGTCGGAATCAATGCTATCAATGCACTTTACTCGAGATATACGATTGCGAATTCATACGGCGAAATAGAGAAGTGTATCATATCAGGTAAATGGCCAACTACGCCTGATACTTCGGAGTATAAAGCCTTACCAGTACTCAGCGATTATGATCCGGATGAGGATCTGCAAAGACGAAGACTCGACAGATCCCTTGGTAAAAGTACAGTGATTTACCCGCTTAAAAACTCGTGGAGCAATGCGGATTACTACTCATGCCCTGCCTGGTGGCCCACAAAAGAGGCCGGATGGTTGGATATTGCAGAGTCGGTACCGAAATTTCTGAAGAAATCTTACGAGAATCAGATCTCATGGAAGTGGCATGTTAAGATTCCTTATGCATTTTTCGATAAGAAGTTCCCGAAGAACCTGTATAAGACTGAGGATGAACGGAAGGTTGCAATTAATACTTTTCTGGATAGCATAGAGACTAATCTTACCAGCCCGGAGAATGCGAATAAGACTATTATAACGATGTTCGAGATAGGACCCGGGGGAAAGGCTGAGGAGCAATGGGAGATTACTGCTCTCGATAATAAGTATAAGGATGCCGACCAGCTTGTTACTTCTGCAGCTGCGAACAGCGAGATATTGTTTTCGCTTATGATCAATCCGAATGTTCTGGGAGCCGGGATGCCCGGTGGTACTTATGCCGGGAACCAGGGCGGAAGCAACATAAGGGAAGCATTCCTGGTGAATATTGCAAATGCATGGCCCGACAGACAGTCGCTCCTGGATCCTATTGAGAGTTATCTGAGGTTTAACGGTGTTACTGACGTTGAACTGAGATTCCGAAATACAATATTAACCACGCTGGACACCGGATCCGGCACTCAAAAAACCTTAAGCTGATGTTTTTTAGTGATGATGATACGATATTCCTGGCGCAGGTAAAGGCGATAATACCTGCAACAAAGTCTTTTGACAGGGAAAAGATATGGCCGTTCATTGAACAGGCTGAGAGAAAGTATGTTTTTTCGCTGCTGGAACAGGAACTTTATGATGACCTGCAGAAGTTTGTTAATGAACCGACATCATGGAGCGGCGGTAGCGGCGAGGATACGACCAGGACCACGGAGTTGATAAGGCTGATCCGTATTGCAGAACTTAACCTGGCTAATCTGATCGGGTATGACCTGCTGAATACGGTTAACTCTGCTGCGGGATTCCAGAAACCCGGAGACAGCGAAGGATTCAAAGGATTATACAAATACCAGGAGGAAAATCTGAAGAAATATTTCGAGACTACAGGTTATAATGGTCTTGATGACATGTTGAAATACATCGAGGATTATATCGAATATTTTCCTCAGTGGGAGAACTCAACTTATTGTACCCTCCGGAAGACCGCAATAATAAAGGATGCTGCAACATTCAACAGCATTTGTTATATAGCCGGCAGCCGGCTGACCTTCCTGAGGCTGCAGATATTCATGGATGAAGTTATTGATTTCGATATAAAGCCACTACTGGGAGATGAATATGACAATCTAATGGCTGAACTTTCAAGTGAATCCCCTGAAATCAGATACACATCACTCCTTCCTTTTATCAGAAAACCGCTCGCGTTTCTGGCTTGTGCAAAGCTCATAGAAAAAACCGGCAACTTAACTGACAGGGGATTCTTTTTTGAAGGGAAATCGGCGATATCGCCGGACGATACATATAAGAATCCGGCAATGGGAGAAGCAGCGTGGACAATGGCAAAATCATACAGGGATACAGGCGAGAGATATCTGAAAGCCCTGGCTCAATATCTTATTGATAATTCATTTACCGATACCGGCAGCACAGCGGGAGGACCTTATAACAGGGATAACACCGGTAAAAAGACTTTCGTCGCATGATACCGGTTGAAATCGAATATAAACCTTTAGGAATACTTCCCTCAAGGAGGATACAGACCATGTTACCTGCCAGGTGGAGCGAGCTGACGGCGGATCAGATGGTGGCTGTTCCTTCGCTGATCAGGGGAGGGATGACAGAGATCCGGGTGATTGAGATATTTCTGAGTGTGAAAAGAAGGATCTCGAAGGTTATGGACAGCTACCAGAGGTTCTGTGTTGTGCAGCTGCTAAAATTTCTAAAGAACCCGGAACCAGTCGGGACCTTCATTATTCCCCGGATAAAAGGATTCCGGAGACCTGGCAATAACCTTAAAGGGGTATGCTTCGGAGCTTTCATGTATGGGGATACTTTCTACCAGAGATATGTCGGGGGGGATAAGAAGTCGCTCGACCGGTTCATTGCCTGCTATTACTATGATAAAAATGGCTTCGATGAGAAGATGATAGAGAAAAATGCTGCAATAATAAGCGGCGAGAAGCCTGAAATACGTGAGGCGGTTGCGGTTAATTACGGGTTAATCCGTGAATGGATGGCACAGATGTACCCGTATGTTTTCCAGAAACAGGATACAGGGAAGAGAAAGAAGAAAGCTCCGGGATGGGTGAAAGTTTTTGACCGGATTGTGGGTAAGGATATAGTGCATCAGGATGATTACGCGAGATCTCCGGCAACGGAAATACTCCGGCATCTTAACGAAACAGTTAAAGAATTCTATAAACATGGCGGCAAAGTACAGTGACCTGGTTGATTATTTTGAGATGATAGCGACAAAGCATGTTGGTATCGGACATAGCGCGACTGTTAAGAAATTCTACAGGTTTGAGCTTGATGAAGTGCTTACTGGTCTGGCTGCAGGGATCAATTACCCGGCCCTGATACTTGAAGCTTATGACTTCAACTACCAGGAGAGTACTTCTGATAATATCCGCAAGGAAAGATCGGGAGCCTTCATGCTTATAGATGTTGTGAAAGATCTGAAGGACTTCGACAGGATCCATGAGGTATGGGACGAAATGGAACAGATCGGGGATGAGATCCTGGTTCGAATGAAAGCTGACAAGGAGAGCAGGTTATACCCGGTTCTCAGGGGATTCGATATTTCGAAATGCTACGGGATCCCGATGTCGGTGGCAAAGATCGGACAGCATGGAATGAGATTCACATTCAGCATTGAAAGTGGTGTTAATGGAAATATTGACGAGACGAAATGGCTGTAGATGAACCCGAAATAGATATTGAAGAATATAACCGGAGGATAGCCAGGTGGGGATCGGAGCTGGGAACCAAGATCCGATCGAGCATCAGGATGCTGACGAGCAAGGGGAAGGGTGACCTGGTGAGATCTCTGAAACTTAAAACAGGGAAATGGTACGGTGAAATTGATAAGCTGTCATACCATTTTGTAAGACATGGGGTATTCCTGCATAAGGGCGTAGGACGTGGGTATGCAATGAGCGGTGGTAAGGTTATACGGGTAAGCGGATCGAAGGATATAGGGTACTGGAAAGAATACGCACTAAAGAAAAACAGGGAGATGCAGCCTAAGGTATTGCGGGGTTATACGATGGAGAGGCGACCGGTCGAGTGGTTTAACCCGGTAGTAAAGGATAATATTGAGCAGCTGGCTGATATGGTAACAGAGATGAATGCTGATAAGGCAGTGAACGCAACAAAGATACTTATAAAGTAATGGCTAACGATAAGACATACGACCGCCATATAAACATCTGGATAAACGGGAAGGAAGTAAAGAACGATGTAGCTTCCATAAAAAAAGAGATGTACCAGCTCATTAACGCTCAGTCGCGGATGACTATCGGGAGTAAGGAGTATGTTGCTGCAGGCGAAGAGATAAAAAGGTTAAAAGGAATACTCGGAGATCATAACGCGAGCCTCAGACAGACGCAATCGGTATGGGGCAAGATTAAGGACACGGCTGCCGGAACGATGCTCAAACTTACTGCTTTGTCAGGAGTAATTTTCGGAGCGGTTAAAACGATCAAATCACTGGCAAGCACGACAGAAGGACTCGGTGACCGGATATCATTCTTTGTCGGCGGAGCAAAAGAGATGTTCTGGGAGCTTCAGCGGTCGGTTGCAACATTGAACTTTTCGAATTTGATAAACGGTCTGACCGAAGCCTGGAAGAGAGGAAAGTTACTAAATGAAGAGCTGGACCGGCTGGCCGATGAGCGGGCTTACAGTGATTACATTATCAGTTCGCTGAGCAGGGAAAGCCGGAAACTGGAAGAGGTTACAAAAAACACATGGCTCGAAATATCAGTAAGAGCTGAGGCTGCAAGGAAACGAGAGGATATTGAAAAGAAAATATACGACCGGTCGGTACAGCTGGCTTCAAAAAATTTTGAACTTGAAAAACAGACCTGGTCGGGAAGAAATAAGATAGCTGCAGAAGAGGCGATTAAGCTGTATGAAACAGTTGAGAACTTATCAAAAGACGTTTCGGACAGATTAGCAAAGGCTTTTGAATATCAAACTGGACTCTTTGGTAAGCAAAGGGGAGCACAGATGATCAAGTCGGGTCAGGCTATGGCAGGACAGCTGCAGGGGATCCCGAAGGAAGTGATATCATCTTATGCAGATTATTTTCTACTGCTGGAGCATGGAGAGGCTGATGTTCTTCCGAAATTATTCAATGCATTCAAGACTTATGAAGAGGCAGTTGAAACAGCCCAGGAGCGGATGAATACATTCGTCAGAGAGTCGGGAAGGATATTTGCCAAAGAGGAAAAGACAATTGCTGTATCAGGAGATATGTCAGGCCTTGAGACAGCGGTTGCCGGAGCTTTGATGAGCCCTCAATATGTACCATCCGATATGGAACAGGTAAAAGCGGAACTTGACGCTTACCTGAAGCATGAGCAGTATATTAATGACCTGAGACAAAAGGATCATGAAGTCACTCAGGACGCAATATATAAGAGTGTAGTTGATAGCGCTGATGAAGCTCTTGAGGAGATGAAGAATAACCGGGAAGAAGAAATGAGAATGCTTCAGGATAATATGCGAGCTTACGAAGAATACGGTGAGCATATTGGTTCCATCCTCGGCCAGACAATGTATGACTCTACCATAACAGCAAAAGATGTAGCAAAGGAACTGATCAAAATAGCATTTCAGGAATTAAAAAGAAGAGCAGATCTCTACATAGCAGAAATGTCTATCAAGAATGTTGCCTTGTATGGAATGTTAGCCGGAGGGATAAAATCTGCAAGACAGGCAGCCTTTATTAAAGGCACTCTTGCAGCTGCAGAACAGATGACATTAGGATTGCTCTATACAGGAGGTTATACCGGATCTGGAGGGAAATATGTTCCCACGGGAATAGTTCATGCAGGAGAATGGGTTGCAAATAAGGATATGGTTGCGAGTCCGGTAACAGGACCTATCATCCAGGCACTGGAAGGTTACAGACAAAAGTCAATACCTGGTTATGCTGCAGGGGGTAATATAGAGGATCAGGAATCCACTAACAGGAATACAACAATAATCTCTACAAACGATAATATCTCACAGTTGCTGAAAGATATAAGGTCATTTTTGTCCTATCTCATAAACAACGGTGTTAAAAATATATGGTCATATAAAGATATAGACAGTTTACGTCAAGGTATTGACAGGCTTGAAGATATAGAGGATACTGTTAGTTAAAATATCCTGTCCTTTTTTGACAGGTGTGCTTGGGATATTTTTGAAACGATCATAAGGCGCAAATGGATTTTGTTGATATAAATAAGAATCTGCCTGGTGGCGAGAACATGGGAGGCTTAACCCAAAATCTTATTTACGGATTGTGGGATGATGTTCTTGTCTGGCCGGTTGCTCCTGTCTCGCCATCGGACGTGGAAGTAAATGCGCAGTGGTCGGGCGATATAATAATGAAATCAGGGAAAAGGGCATATAATTTCTATTCAACCGATGATACTTCAGAGCTTCGGATCCACAGAGCAGGAAGTGTTGACGGACTGTCCTTCCAGATGGAGTTGACGGTTTTCAATCCGGGATTAAAAAAAAGGCTCCTGGGATTTATTTCAGCAGCAAAGAATGAGAATCTGTTTTTGATTGCCAGGGATAATGAAGGGCAGTATTTTATTTTGGGAGACAGCAAGCGGGCCGCAAAGATGATTGTGGGGGAAGGGATAGGTACTGGCAGAGCGACGCTTAACCGGAAAGGAGCAGGCCTCTCCTTCATGTTTAAGACAAATATTGTGAGGGTATATACCGGCGATGTGACGACAATACTCATTCCTATAATAGGATACACAGCCGATAGCACTCTGGTAACTGCAGATGATACAACTATAACAGTAGATATGATGTGATATGAAAAAATTACTGATTTGTTTCTTGTTTTTTTCCAGTATGATCCTTTACGGGCAACAGGTGATCAACGTAGGTACTACCGCAAATGATAAGACCGGCGATCCGCTGAGGACGGCTTTCCAGAAAGTAAATACTAATTTTTCGTCAGTATATGATAGTCTTGAAAAAAAGGCTCCGATAACCGGAACCGTACCAGGATTAACAGTTGGGAATGTTCAATGGATAGTCAGGGGAGCGGGTAATTTTCTTAGCGTGTACAGTTTAGGCGATCCGGGAAATTTTCAAACATTCTATGGAGGAGGAGGAGGATTTTATATATATCCGGGTACGGGTACTTATTTAAGAAATTATCTCGATACGACATACCTGGAAACAGGCACGGTAAAATTTATTGGAGGTAATCTTGGTTATAATACCGGGAGATTAGGGAAAGGTTGGTTAACCGATTTAGATATTACAAATCTTCCTACAATTAACGGGGGTACGTTAAAAGCTGGATTAGGAGTAACGACTTTAGGCAATAGTTTTTTGACAATTACAGATGTAACTGAAGTTAGATTCCCCCGCATTAATGCAAATAATTCAGTCAGCGCATTAACAGCTGCAGATATGAAAACTGCATTAGGTGTAACCTATGTTGGTAATTCATTTTTTACTCTTACTAATCCTTCGGCTATAACCTTCCCCATGATCAATGCTAATAATACAGTTACGGCTTTGAGTGCAGCAAACTTCAAAACTGCTATTGCAATAGGACAAAGCGATGTTTCTGCACTGGCTGATAGCT